TCACGATAAAAGTAGTCTTCAAAATTTCTGATTAATTCTGGTGTTATTTCTGTATAGCTAGTAAGCTTACCAGCATCAGCTACATCAAATGCAGACATTAATGCTTTTTCTCTCATCTTAGCTCTACCTAATATGAAAGCAAACGCATCATCGGTTGCTGCCATAAGTTTAGTAGAGTAAGTTAAAAAGCTTTTGTCATTCATACTACGTGCCATATTTGCCATACGGAACGCAGCTTTATCACCAGCTGTAGCACGACCACTGTCCTCTGCCCATCTACGGAGTATCTCCCAGTTTGCATCACCAGCTGTATATTCAGCAAAACGAGTTCTAACTGTAGATATTTCTCCTGACCAATATGAGTTAAGTCTAGATTTAAACAAATCAAACGATTCTGGTATAGCTTCCATCATAGCGTTCATAGTTGCTAACCCTGCACGTACTGCACGCACGTCTTTAGTAAATGGTAAAGATAAAGTAGCACCTATAGTTGTAGCTATGGGTCGTAAGAATGTGTGAGCAGCTGTACCTATAATAGCTCTAGCCGGTGTTTTAGGACCAGATAAAATACTATGTGTCATTACTCCTTGTAGTTCTCTTATCAAAGCTCCAGTCTGTTGCTTACCTTCTATTTCTCCACCTTTAATCATCTTACGTGCCCACTGGTCAAAGTCATCTAGATTGTTTACAGTCTTCATAGATGAAAATGCTTCAAACAAAGCCATTAATAAATCACCATTATTTGGATCATTACCCGCTAGACCTAGTATAGCTTCTATAGATTCACGTGTATCTACCATTTCTTGAGATAATGTTTTCTCTAAGAATTGACGTTTACCAGCTCCTAATGCTCTAAAGTCATCAGATTTAATAATTCTTGCACGTTTAGCTTCAGTCAATGCCATAAACATTGAGTCACGTATGTTTTGTAATGGACCGTCTACATCTGCTAAATTTACAAAGTCTTTTAATTCACGACCAGCTATGCCTAAATCACGTACTTGCTGTAATAATGTACCAACTACCATGTCAGCTACGACAACATATTTACTTGTAATTGTAGAAACTTTGTTTACTATGTTACCATCAATATCTGTAAACTCGTAGACATCAGCAGCTTGTAGTATTTCTTCTAAGTACTCGTCTGGTGACATATCAGCAGCATTTCTACCTTGTGTAATACGTTGGTGTGCAGCGATTGCGTCTCCAAATTTTTCAGCTAAAGTTGTACCTTGTTCTTTAGTTTCTTCTATAATTTTTTTATATTTATTATTGCTGTATAATTTACGTAGTACTTCATCAACTGCATCTTCCGACATACCTGAGTAATTTGCACCACGTTCTCTCTGTACAGGTGTGATAACATTTCCGGCTGCACCTTCTTCGGCTCCCCATTCATTATTAACTCTTTTGTTTCTTTCCCAGACAATATATGGATCATCTTGGGATAGTGTAGCACCCTGATGTGTACCAGCTTGTGGTTTGTTTTTTGCTGCACGAAAGCCAGTCTCACCTTCTCGTAATTCTTGTAAACCTTTAGCTAGAGTTTCAGCGTCAACACTTTTAGCTCTTTGCCTAGTAAACTCTTTTACTTTTTTACCACCTTTACCTAAAGCCATAGCAGCTCCATCAAAGATAAGTCCTATTCCCATACCCTCTACGATGTTTTTCATTTTCATCATAACAGGATGGTCATATTCTTTTGTTGATAAAGGTGTATCCATCCAACCATAATGATCTCTTAGCGAACCTAATGCGTTTTCTGCATCAGACTCCTGAGATACTAAGTCAGATATAGCACCTATACCAGCTGCACGTACAAGACTGTTAGCTCCTAGTAATGCTTTTGCACCAGCACCTATACCTAAACCTATACCGGCTGCGGCTGCACCTTTAGCTGCTAGTACTGTACCAGCTGCCATTGTACCAAAATGTACTGTGCCTCGTGCTAGTTTACCCCACCATGTTTTAGTTATAATAGGGTTACTGTAAGATTGAAAAGGATCCCACTGTGGTTTATAATAACCATTTTCTTTTCGTTCTCTTTGCATTTCGCCAGAAAGAGCATCTGTTGTTCTTTCGGCAAAAGTAGCTACGGAGGATAGAGAATCTTGAACACCACCAGTTACAGCAGATTGTAGCTCTCTAACAACTCCTTTAAATCCCCAGTTTTCTGATTCACGTGGGTCATCAATTTCTGCTTGTTCTTGATCTACTTGTGCTGCTTCAGCTTTGTTTTGTTCTGCAAGTTCATTCTCTGAATCCGACGTACCTAGTACCGCTTCGGACGCCTGATCGAAGGCGTCTTTCTCTCGGTTTTCTTCATCATAAATTTCCGACATTTTATTGTTCTAGTAAAAAGTACGTATTAAATAAACCAGTTGACAAAGTGTTTGGCTGCATAAATGGTTCAGTACCAAACTCTTCAGAAAAAGCAGACGCAGAGTCAAAGTCTACTTGCACGGGTTCAAAACTTGATAGCTCAGTACCTTCTCCAAAGGCATCTAAACTTGTAAGTAAGTTATCTTCATATAATATATTAGCTTGATGTGCTCTAAGTAAAGCATCTTGATTTTCTTTGGTAAAAGGTTCCGAAGGATCTATACCGCTTCTTGCAAGTGCTGCCTCATAAGTTTTTTTATTCCAGTCGTATATACCTACTTTTACCTTTGGTCCGAATTGGATACCACTTCTATTTTTCTTTGTATTAAATAGGTCTCCAATATCGCTCATGCTTGTTTCAGTAATATTTATACTATTAGAATAATTCCTACCAGTTGTATCTAAGAATGAATCATAGTCTGCTCCTTGACGAGCCATTTGTTTATAAAATATATTATTCTTTGCTTCTGGAGAATAAATATCTTGACTCATTATTTGTACTACATTTGATGGAGTAGGAAATGTGTTTAATCTTTTCTTATCATTTTCACTTAGATCATCGTCAGGAAAATCAACGAAGTATACGTTGTTTGGATCAGCTTCTTTCGGATCTATGTCCATAGCTTCCATTCTCATCTTCATTAACTTTAATGGATGTATTCCAGTCTTTCTAGATAAGTTAAGATAGTACTCAGGTATAACACCAGTGTTGTTTTTTAGTGCTCTAATAGCTATAGGTAAGGCTTTTGCTTCACCCATTAAAAATCCAGAACTGTTAAGTGTACCTTCTTGATCTCTATTTAACATGTTTATAGTTCTTTCAAATAACATATCGTTTTCTATGTCATCTTCTACGACACCCATATCTTCAACTTTATATTTACTCATTTTTTCTCTCTTCTGAGTTTCACTATTTAACCCTTCTATAAAATTCGCTTCAAGTTCGTGGTTAGCTTTAATTTTTCTTAAGGCATAGTTATGTGCTTTAGTAGCATTGTTTGATACAGCAAATCCTTCTGCATATAACTCTTGATAATCTATTTCCATGTTAGCTACAATACCTAAAGTAACTACACTTGCTTTATCAGGATCTAAAACTGCATCGCCATCTCTATTTGCAAGAGCATTAAAAAATTTAGCTGCATCTTTTTCATGGTCATCAGATGGTGTAAATCCAGCCAGTAAATCTTTAGCTTTTTTTCTAGTTTCTTTACGAATGTCACCACTTTCTATAGCAGCTAATCTGCCTTCTAAATCACCACCATCTATTTTACCGTCTTTTCGGATGTCTGCCAGTAGCCATCTTGCTTCTTCTTCATCATCGTAGTCACCGGGGACATAGTAGTCATTCAGTCTTTTAAGTAAAGGATCTCCTGTAGATAATCCTAAATCTTTAGCAAGTTTAGCTATGTCTTTTTCTTTCTGTTCGAGTGTTACAGGTCTACCATCTGCATTTTGAGTTTTATAACCTTCGATAATAGCATCCATACCGCTTTCAGCATTGATTTTTCTTTCGTTAGTAATCTTATCTAGCTCTTGTTTCTGAGCTTTCATTATAAGACCACCAAGTTTTTTATCAAGTAAGTTACCAGCTGCTGTATTTAAGCCTGCAATAGTAGTTGTTTTACCCTTAGTACCCTTCTGTACAAATAGTGTGTCTCGAAGCAACTGTAGCTCTTCCATTCCTATAAGGTTTTGGTCAAAAGCTTTTTCTAATCTATCTCCTAGTTTAGCCATACCATATGCAGTGTCAGGTCCGCCGGGTGCACCGGCTGCCATCTTGGTTAACAAGCCAGAGTTAGGGTCATCAGGAGTACCAAATACATACTCAGATATACCTTCTGGATTATTGACTAGCATATTAGATAAGTTAAGAATCTCTTTTACTTCACCTAGTTTTAACTCTTCTTCAATTCTACGGTTCATAGATTTGGTTGTTATACCATCTATATTTTTACGTAGATCTTGTAATAGTTTTCTTTTATGTCTACCTTTTAAAGTAGTTAGTGCACCACTTTGTACTAATGCACTACGACCCCAAAAGAATAAAGCTTGTTCTGCTAAAGCATCCTCCCCAGCTTCTAGTAGTTGGTTATAACTTCTACCATTTGCACCCGGAACCATAGCGTTACCTACAGGTGCATTGAGATTTTTAGCTACAAATGTACTAGCTGTATTAAGGTGCTTTCTAGCAGATGAAGCAGAGTTTTCATTATAAGTCTCTATATTTTTGACTTTTAATGTATCGTATGTAGAAACAGCCTGATCTTTATTATCAGGAGCTGCATTGTTTTTTGCAACCTCTTCTGCTGCTATCTGTTCACCTTCTACTGCAACTGCGTTTTCTTCTTTTTTTAACGCATCTTCCTGTTCTTTTTCTATATTATCAACTGGAGTTTTACCTGTCTGTACTTCTTCACCACCTTTTGCGGCTGTACCTTCTGTTAAATCTTTTTCTAATGATTTACTATCATTCCATGCGTCTAACTTTTTTTTAAACTCACCAGCTTGTCCAAGTAACTTACCAAACTTCTGGTAGTTACGAGATCTGGTTTCAGCATCTGCTATGGCATCCGCTTTCATACGCTCGTAGTGAGCTGCATAAATCTTGTCTGTTTCTGCAAGTGCTTGGTTAGCAACTTTAGATCCATCATAACTTACTTCTGCATAGTTAGTTGCTGATGTATCAAAGTTGAACTGTTCCATCTGAGCCATTAAGCAACCTCCCTAAACTCGACATCTATTTGGCTGTAGTCAACCATGTAGGTATCATCGTCTAGTTTAGCTACAGCTTCTGGTTTTTTACGTTGTACTTCTTGAGCCATAACTCCTATATATTCTTGAGTAGAATTATTATATCTAAATTTGTAGATATTGTAACCTTCAATAGATGTACCTATTTTTTTAATGTTATCTTTGATTCTAACGTCACTTCCTATAAATGGAGAGATAACGCTCATACCAAAACTTACAGTATTCATAAACTGACCAGCTCTGTCTTTTGGTGGTAACATAGTTGGAGGACCAAACTGTGGATCAAATCCAAGATTAGTACGATTAGTTCTGAGTTGTTCCTGTAGACCTCTTTGTATTTTAGTTTCAGCTTTAGCTTCGCCTACGGTAGCTAGAGCGTACTGTTTTCTATCAACTTCAGCTAGTTTAGCAAAGTAAGCAGATTTTTGTGAACCTTTAAAGTTTCTGGATCTACCACCTTCATTAACAGCAGCCTGTTGAAAGTATTTTTTGGCTGCATTTTCTTTATCTAGCAGACCTTTACCTTGCTCACTAAGAGCGAAAGCATCGAAGTCAGATCTAGAGCGAGACGCTCCAAGCCCAAGGATGGTATTAATGTTATCCTTAAAATCGACTTCTTTATTCCATTGTTTGATACCGTCAGAGTAGTATTTACTTATCCGCTTTTTGTTTTCTTGTCTAGCGGCCTCTCTTCTTCCGGCGTTAGGATCTGGTGCACACACGGCAAAATTCTATAAAGTATAAATTGTTTGGTCCATGTTTAAACTTACGTAAAAACTTGAAACCTAAAAATTTGAGTAGTTTTAAGTGTACTGTATTTCTACAGTCTACTATGTTCCACAATAAAGGCTCAGTACGGCTATCGACCCACCGTTTAGCTTCTCTTGCAAATGTAATTGGAAAGTTGTGAATAGCTGGAGTGCATAGCATCCATATTTCACCTCCTTCCCCGACTCCTGCTAGTCCGGCAGTCTTGCCGTCTGGTACTGTGAAATACACAGCAGAGCCAATCCTAGCCACTCGTAGTAGCTCGGCCATAGGATCTAGTCCATGACCTTCTACGACCTCTCTGAGGTCATCTGGGCGTAGGTTAGAGGCCACCTCTGCGGCAGCCTCCTCTGTAATTGGGTGTACGTATTGATCTAATTTAGACACGTCTGTAATATTTGGGTGAGTAGTCTCCCTCCCATGACATAGCTCGTAGCGTGGATGGTGCAGGGTGACGTGATTTAAGTGTAATATCTACGTTAGTATTTTTTTCATATACTGCTACAGTTTTTATAAACTCTTCTAGGTAGGGTGCATCGGACACATCGTATTCGTCTAGCTCTGTAGATTCGTATACTTCTGTGTAGTCAGATTTACCAACACGTTCAAGAGTTGTTTCATATAAACCTATCTTACCGAAGTGTAATTTAATTCTATGTACTACGAGGGATGAGTTAACATCAGATCTGCTAGACTGCCCTTGTGCACGTGCTAAGTAGAGTGTAGGAAATGCTACAAGATATTCGTATAAGTATCCTATTGTTAGTGTTACACCAGACCAGTCTCCCGGTAGTGTAAAGCTAGTTGTGCTAGTTAATGTAGGCTTACCATATCTACCTACACGTGCAGATGCTGTATTAGTATCTATTACAACTAAGTCATAGTTAGGTGATGTAACTAAAGGTAGCCAACTAACACCAGTAAATGTAGTTAGTTTCGTAGATGCACTGTAGCTGCTGCTGCCTGTATCAGTTGTATAATTATCTAAATGTAATAAAAAATCTACATTATCTTGAGTAATACTTGGATCGCTCTCTTGTTGTACAAGTCTTATACTTTGTAAAAAATGGTCAGTATCTAAAAAATAGTACTCGTCATTTATAATAAAATGGTAAAGTAATGGATTGTTAAATTTCCATTTAAACCATGCTGACTGTTCACGCTTGTCACCTACATTAAGGTATCTAAAACCCTGTACTGTATCAGAGTTAGTTTTACCCATTATAACTAAGTTGTTTTCACGTGAGTTTGTAAATAAATCTATATCTTTAGGAAGCAGTGTAGGAACTACCTGACTTTGATTTACTACGTTTGGCTCTCCTTCTCTCGCAATGTTAGCCATTTCATTAAACCGACTAAATTTACCAGAGTCATCAAGGTAAGCAACAGTAGTGCCTAGAGACACAGGGGATATATCTTTGTTATAATTAAATGTAGCTATACTACGTAATTTAGCAGTATCAGGGTTTAGTACTGTATCATCAG